TATGTTGTCAAGATTGTGGCTATCGTGAGCTTAAAGAATCAACGAGTTATTTTTTGTGGAAAAAGAAAATGCTGGAGAAACTCTTTGGCAAACCCTGATCTGGAAAAGTGGGTGAATGAAGTGCATTGCATGGACTGCCTTGAAGGAATGCGCCAGTTGCCGGATGGGTGTGTGGATGCGGTGATTACTGACCCACCATATTCAAGTGGTGGACAATTTCGTAGTGACAGGATGCGCTCGACCGTAGACAAGTATGTTCAAACAGATAGTGTGAATACTTTCAAAATCCCATTTACAGGTGATAATAAAGATCAAAGAGGATTCCTAATTTGGTGTTCTATGTGGATGGGTGAGGCACGGCGAATATCAAAGAATGGTTCTCTTATCGCCTGTTTTATTGATTGGAGACAACTCCCGACAATATCGGATGCGATGCAATGCGCTGGTTGGATATGGCGTGGAATAGCAACATGGTGGAAACCTGGAATAAGGATGCAACGTGGTAGATTTTCTTTGTCATCTGAATATATCGTATTCGGTTCTAATGGACATATGGCAGAGGGAGAACATAGCCCACAGAATGTTTTTAGTTGTGCACCAGTCTCTGGGGAAGATAAAAACCATATTGCGGAGAAACCGATCGAGGTTCTAAGTTGGATTATATCTGTGACACCAAAGAATACAATCATCCTCGATCCCTTCATGGGTTCTGGTACTACCGCCGTAGCCTGCAAACAGCTTGGACGGCGGTTTATCGGATTCGAGATCAATCCCGATTACGTAAAAATCTGCAAAAAAAGATTAGCACAGGAGGTGCTTTTTTAAAATGAAAGAAACTTTTAGAGATGCCTTACATCTAAATAAAGCTAACTTAGAAAAACTTGCTTTAGTAAATTCTATAATTGAAGATTATGCTTCTCAAGGTTATAGAATGACTTTGCGCCAGCTTTACTATCAACTTTTTTCAAGGGGATTTATTCCTAATGATGACAGAGAATATAAAAAATTAGGCGGTCTTTTAGTGAAAGGTCGAATGGCTGGAGTTGTAGATTGGGATGCAATAGAGGATCGAACGAGACGACCATATTTACCTTATTGGGTGGATGGTATTAAGCCAGCTTTACAGGATACAATAGATCAGTATAGATTAGATAGAATGAAAGGGCAGGATGTTTATGTTGAATTGTGGGTAGAGAAGGATGCTTTAAGTGGAGTGCTTAGAAAAGTAACTTCTCTCTATCATATAAATTTAATAGTAAATAGAGGTTACTCTTCTTGTTCTGCGATGTATCAGGCCTTTGATAGATTTAGAGGGGCAATGGCATCCCACAAGGAGATTATAATTCTATATCTGGGAGACCACGATCCCTCAGGATTAGACATGATAAGAGATATTGACGATAGAATACTTGAATTTGGAGCTGACGTGGAAGTAAAACATATAGCTTTGACAAATGCACAGATAAAGAAATATAAGCCACCCCCTAATCCTGCTAAGGTAGACGATCCAAGGGCTAATTGGTATATTGATAAATATGGCACTGCTTCATGGGAAGTGGATGCTTTGCCACCGGATGTTTTGCATTCTTTGGTGAAAACCCAGATCGAAGATTTAATTGATTTGACGATATTAGAAGATCAGTTAATCAAAGAGAAGGAACACAAGAAAAAGTTAATTAAATTTATGAGTAAATTTTAGGAGGTGCTTTTGTAATGCCTCAAAAACTCATAGTCTTGTTAATTGAAGAGAAAGCCTTCAAGGCAAAGTTGAAGGAGATAGTCACCGACCTTGCTCTGCATACCAGTCCAACAAAGCTGGTGGTGGATAAGATATGGAGACTGCTTTTAACTTTAAACGAGGAGGAGACAGATGGAAAAGATATTTGATGGTCAATGTAAAGACTGTGAGTTTGGCCGTCTTCGAGAAGATCAAAAACCAAGTTATATAGCTTGTCAACTTGGTGGTATTAGAGAACCCAATCAGACCTGCAATCTCACCCTCTTCCCTGTCGAAGACCAGGAGCCGGATTACAAGGCGATGTGGGAAGGAATAAAAAGATTCATTAGCAAAAAAGAAGATTTACCACAAGGTCGTTGGTTTTGGAAAGACATGATGGCGGAGCTGAAGAGACTTGAAGCCAAGCACGCCCCGCAGGGTGATCAAGGGGTGAAGAAGGAGGGGAAATGAGCAAGCTGAAAATCGAGCTTAAAGTCGGGCAGATTTGGGGTGTGCCGCCGGTGGAGAAGACGCTGGATGTGCGGGTTTTAACAGTCATAGAACCTGGGTGGATTGAATTTATTTGTCCCTTTGAGTTTAACATAGACGAAACATATGTAATAACAAACCTTGAGGTAAAGGTGGAGGACAGAGAAGAGTTTTTTGATTGGAAATTTAAAGCCGTCCTGATCGGGCACTATGATTTTAAAACCGGGAAGGCGATAGCGAAGAAATGAAACTCGAATTCACCATTCTTGGGAGGCTTCCAGGGAACTATGTTTTTATGAACGCACATTGGGGGGAGAAAAAAAGGGTGAAGGGGAACTGGAAGCTCTTGGTTTTTATAGCCCTGCGCCAAGCCAAGTTTAGATATATCGGGAACACCAGCTATTTCAAGAACAAGGTTAAGCTTAGTGTGATTCTTTACATGAAAGATAAACGGGGTGTGAGAGATGACATCAATATAAAAAATATCTTGGACAAGCTTGTGGTCGACTGTCTTTATCCCCATCGCTATACCAGAAAAAAACTGAGATACACCATCCCACCGGTTGCCCATCTTTTGGTAGACGATTCTCCTGAATATCTTGAATGGGGAAAGATAGAGCAGAAAATCGGCACACCGGAAAGAATAACTTTGATTTTTGAGGAGGTTGAAAATGAATGATCTGAAACCGTCGAATCGACTTAAGTTTAGGGCTTGGGATGAGGATAATGAAGTAATGTATTACTCCGACAAAGAATACGAGGATTGTTTTTTCGGCTTTGATAAAGGTGTTGTTGTTGCTTGGCTAAGGAAAATAGTGCCGCAGACATTAGATGAAGCCACCCATGAAGTAGGCGAACCAATCAAAGCTTGGCAATTCACCGGCTTGCAGGGCAAGAACGGGAAGGAGATTTATGAGGGGGATGTAGTCAAAATGATAGGTGAAGATGTTGAAGTAAGTGGTGAAGTTGTCTGGGATGTAGATGGTTTTATCGTTAAGTTTGGAAAATATGTAGAAGTAGAACCATGCCTACAGGGAAACTTCGCTCATCTTGGGAATAAAGACTGGGAAGTCATCGGCAACATCTACGAGAGCCCCAATCTTTTGGAGGAGACAAAATGAGCCTCTTTAGCATAATCGGAATTCTACTTGCACTCGGCTTGGCTGTCTGGATTGCGTGTAAGTTGTGTTATTGGGTGGGATATGATGCGGGCTATGAAAAAAGAAGAACAGAAGAATGGGTTAAAAAGGTTAGAAAATACGTAGAGCGGGGGTGTGAAAAAAAACGAAGATTTCTCTTGACAAATTAAATTTGCTTGCGTAGAGTGTTTTAGGACAGTCTACGGAGAGAAAAAATATATTCCTCCCCGTAAACTGTCCTTTTCACATTCAGGGAAAGCCCGCCGGTGGGTGGAGGACGGCGGGCTTTTTAATTATGACGGAAAAAGACCCAAAAAAGATACTTACTGCTTCTCAGTTGGAGTTCGCTAAGCTTCGTTATGAGGATGAGTTGACTAATGAAGAAATAACGAAGAAATGTAATATTAGCGTCAAGACAGGGGATCGGTGGTTTAAGAAGCCAGAAATTCAAGGGGAAATTCAAAGACTGGGCAAGGCTGATTCAGAGAGGGCACAGCGAATCTTGGAGCGTGCCAGCGTTAAAGCTGCCAAGATGTTACTGAGTTTGATTGATGAAAGTAACTGGCGATCTGTTTTTAATCAAGAAACAGCACGCAAAGCCGCTGGTGATATTCTTAATGCCATCAAATCAGAAAAGCAGGATTCTAATGGCAGTGCCAAGACAAATGTTATTCAAATTTTTAATAGTATTCCTGGTGTGTTGGGGAATGATGAACGAAGCGATAGCGGAAGTAGAAGCGAAAAGGATAAAGATTCCAGGAGTAGACTTCGGGTGGATAGAAGCTGAGCAACGGTTTAAGACTTTCGATCCCAAACCGAAGCAACTCCAATTTATTCAATCGCAGAAAAAATATGAGGCTTTTCTTGGTGCTTTTCGTAGTGGTAAAAGCCTTGCCGCCAGTTTCAAATCTTTTTTCCTTTCTTTAGACTATCCTGGAAATGTGGGATTGATTTGTCGAAAAGACTATACAACTTTACGTGATAGCACTATGCAGACCTTTTTCGGCATTATTCCCAAGACTTGCCCGTTGGTTTTGAAGTGGAATGAAAGCACACATGATCTTTGGCTGAAAACCAGAGACCCTAACAAACCCAGCCATATTATGTTTCGGGGAGCAGAGGAATATAAGAAGTTTGGTTCTTATGAATTGGGCTGGTTTTGGATTGACCAAGCTGAAGAGGTCCCTGAGATGATTTTTCGTCAACTTTCAGGTAGGTTGTCCAAGCCAGGGGTTCCCTTTTGTGGTATGCTTACCCCTAACCCTCCCGGACAATATCATTGGCTACATCGGCGTTTCAAGAAAGAATTTAATCCTAACACAGACCTTGTGATTCACACGTCAACTTATGACAACAAGGAAAACCTTCCACCTGGTTACATTGAAGATTTAGAGCGTCAACCTGAACAGTGGAAAAAGGCTTTTCTTTACGGAGAGTGGGCTTTTGTGGCTGAAGGTGATCCAGTCTATGCTATTTTCAAATCCGACATCCACATGGCGAAAGAGCCTTTACAGTTCTCCAGAGAAATACCGATTATCCGAAGCTGGGATTTTGGGTATAGATCGCCAGCGTGTGGATGGTATCAAATTTCACGGGACAACGATAGAATTTATAAATTAGCAGAATTGATTGGAATCAACATTACTATTGACCAGTTTGCCGATAAGGTTTTGGCGATGAGTTACGAGAGATTTGGTAATGAGGACTTTGAGGATTGCGGGGATCCTGCGGGATTGCAAAAAAACGATAAATCCGAACAATGCTCCATTGAGATATTGGAGGCTAAGGGAATCGAAAACTTTAAATGCCAGCGAACGTTTGTCAACGATGGTATAAATTTGGTTCGGAGAGCCTTGCTTGTTAGAGATGATGGTATTCCGTCTTTTATTATTGATCCCTCTTGCCAAATTACTGAAGAGGCATACTTAGGGGGATATTTTTTAAGAGAAGGTGAAGATGAACCCCATGAACCGAATCACCCCTATGCGGATGTTGCAGATACAGACCGGTATCTTTTTGTGAACTATATCCACGTTGATGATTTATCTACTTCTCCAGGTTGGTTTGTCGAAGCTCAGTATCGACCCCGCAAGCAATGGTTTGACCACCTGCGAAAGAAGGAAGGGATATGATAGAGCTTACTGAAACTCAGGAAAAAGAAGTTATCAACATCATCGTTGACTGCTACAAGTATTCAAAGGACAGATACAGTGAGTTTTATGAGCTTTGTAATTATCTGCAAAAGCTGTATGAGATAGAGCTACCTGAGAAGTTAGGGGCAGACTTGGAAGAAGAAAACCCGGGCTTGCTCCCCGCAGATGCTCATGTCGGTGTGAATGAGCTTTTGGCTCAGCTTTACGATATTCTTTTTGCCCTCGATCCCTTTTTTCGTTGTAGCGGAGGGCAAAACACTTCGGAAAGAAAACTTAGAAATATCACCTCTTATCTCAAGACTGCTGCTTATCGCTCGAAATTCAAGCGTTCATATACTCCGACGCTGAGCAGTGCTATCCGTTTTGGCGTAGGTGTGGGTTACGTTGATGTGACTGAGATTCCGCTGAACGTGTTGAAGAGAAACTTACGGATGGAGGAGAACTCTCCTTTGGGGTATTCTGACATTGTGTCTGAGAATAAATTCCTCTGTCCGACTTATGTTTCTTGTAACCTCCGAAGACATTTTCCCGATCCAGATAATCTGAGAAGGAAATGGGCGATCCAACAAGACAAGGTATCGCTTCTGGATTTGCTTGAGGACATGGAAAAGGGTGAAGAGAGAAAATACGATAGGCTGGAAACCAAAGAGGACATAGATAAGCTTAAAAACACCACTTTTCCTAAAACCGATTGGGAGGAGTTTTTTACCTCTACGGACTTTCGGTCTGGGATAATGAAGGATTATAACATCCCAATTGAGCTTCTGCATTTCCGGGGATGGATACCCATTCCCAATGAGGATGATCCAAACGGAATCCCAAAGTTTGTGGACGTAATTGGCACGCTTGCGAATCGGGAGGTGCTCATTCAATTTGACGAAAATGAGTGGCACTATCCTGCGGCGGAGAGTTTTATATCAACATTTATTTTCCCTGAAGATGATGATTATATATATCCGGTCAGCAAAATTGGGGCTTCGATGAATGCTCTGTTGCAAAAGTTTTATATCAGGAATCGCCAACTGATGGCTTTGGCAAGAATTTTGGGTCCCCCTTACTACACAGACGATCAGAACAAAAAATTTCCCAATTATATTCAGGCAAAGTCTGGAGAGGTGATTAAGGTATCGAAGGGATCGAAATTTGAGCCCATAAAAACCGCAGACGTAAGCAAAGAGTCTTATTTAGAGATGAACAATCTGACTAATGAGATTCAATATATTTTTGGCTCGAATCAATTCTCTGCCGGAGTTAGTCCTCCCAGAGAGCAGTTGGCTACGGGAATTATGGTTTTGAAAGGTGTCACGGATACTTTGAGGAAGTTTGAAAGTAATATAATAGTCGATACGGGGCTGATTACAATTCTTAAAAGATTCTATGATATAGGGCGGCTTTATCTTGAAAAGACACCCATTGAACTCTACGATACCAAAGAGACGGTAGAGCTGGATATGCGTGACATAGATGGAGGGGATGTAGACATTCAGATACAACTTAACGATGTCTGGAACCAACCGATCCAAAGGCAGGAGATGTTAAAGCTTGCAGAGATTTACAAAGACGATCCTTTTATTGATCCGGTTGAACTCCGAAGAAAACATTTTAGATTAGTTCAGTTTACAGAGGTGGAAAAGCTTGTGCCTGATCCAAAGGATAAGTTGTTGTATCCTGAAAAGGAAAATATGATGATGGTTAAGGACGGAACCTTCGTCCCTGTGTTGCCTGAAGAACCGCATGAGATTCATATCCCGGTGCACATGAAGTATAAGGATCATCCTATTGTTGCCCAACATTTGCAGGGACACATGGCTATGCTTCAAGAGAAAGAGAAATCGCCGAATATGCCTGCACAGGCGGGTGGAAAGACATCGTTACCTGAAGATGAAATTGATCTGGCGCAACAGATGGCGCAGGGGTTTAAACCAAAGAATATTTAAGGGAAATATTAGATGACCCTTTCACAAATCTTAGGCAAGAATCCGTATTATGATAGAAAGACGGAGATTCCACTTGAAGGACAATGGGATGTGCGGGTGCTTATTCGAGATGGGAAAATTTTGAATGTGTGGAAGGGAGAGAGTATAAAGGAGCCAGAAGAGAAGAGGAAGAAATGAAGATAAAGTGCAAAATACACCATAACTATATGGGCAACCCTTCTTGTGTTTCATATCGGGCTTGTTTGCGAAAAGATGAAGCTTTCCGTTATTTTGCACACTTGATTAAGTATTATCCACAAATAATGCAAGGAGATTTTTGGGTTAAGGATGAACAAGATGCGGAGTCGAGAGGGCTAACATTATTTAACTTCGGTGGGTTTGGTGTAGGCAAAAGAGTAACCGATCCAGAACGGATCGAACGATTAAATGAGATTGCAAGGGCGGGGAGAAGATAGAGAAAGATGTCAAAACAAAAAGAATATAAGATCAAAATTCATACAGTTAGATTAAGCGGTGCTCCACAATTGCACGGAACTGTGACTCTATCTTCATCCGACAAAAATTCAACTCCCTCTGATGATTTTTGGTATGTTTCTTGGGATGATAAAGTTGTTGCTAAAATTTATGAGCCAGAACTTTTGACCGTAGCATTTGAACTATTGAAAATCGTTAAGAATAGAACGATAGATGTAAAACAACAAATTGCGGAGATGATGAAAGAACTTACACGAAAGGAATAAAACAACCCTTTTAACATAGCTTTTTTGTAAGGGCGATACGGAATAACCGAAGCCTCGTTCGGTGAACTTAACAGTTCATCGGGCGGGGCTTTTTTTGTTAATCCCATTCATGGTGAACCATTCATGGTGAACCAAAAGATAGGAGGGCGGGAAATGTGAAAAGAATCGAAGTGGTTAAGGAAACTGAAGGATAAACTTTTAACCAAAAGGAGAAGGGCATGAAAAGAAATTTGATAGTAACGTTGGTGGTGGTTTTGATCTTGTGGGGTGGTGGCATATTTGCCGGTCACATGTATGATGGGATGGTTAAGCAAACTTATCAGGCTCCGTGGCATATTGTCGACTGGTATATGTTCTGGGGTCCCTTTGCTTCAACAGACACACTCTATGCGGACACTTGCGGTGGGTGTGATTCGGCTGAAGCAAGCACGAGGATTGTTGACACGGCTTATACCGTTTGGATGCCTCAGCCCATCAATGCAGATGGGTATCTTATACATTTTCAGATAATTCACCAAGACTCGATGTTCGGGGTTGACAGCACCGAAACTTTGTCTGTCGGATTACAGACTACCAGTAATCATACTGATGCTACTCCCACGGTTAACACCATCAAAGCCGATGCATTTGCTGATGTCGAGGATCTCACGCTTCGCAGATACTATGCCCATCCAGATAGTTTCATCGTTGGACCAAGCCAGTGGATTTGGGGCACCCATACCAGATGCAGAATTATCAGGACGATTTGGCCTGATACTGCGGCTTGCTTGGTAGGTTGTTATACTCCCGATACCACACTTTACGACCATACAAAAGTGCGAATCTGGATAAAGTCAGTGGACACTTACTAAGTCTGGAGGGGTGAATTATGCCAGTTAGAGTTAGAAAGGTAGATGGATACAGGGTTACTCATGGCGGAAAGGTTTCAGCTAAGGAGACCACCAAAATAAAGGCTGAACGGCAGGCAAATTTACTGCGTGCGGTAAGGCATGGATGGAAACCTACTGGAGAACCTGCAAGGAATCGGCTTAAAGCGAAACGGAAAAAATAGGAGTACCTAATGGCAAAAACAAATGCTGTGGCGGAAACGCCAACACGACCTAAGCCTTCATTAACTCTGCCTCGGTCTAAGGTAAAGCCAGATGTTGGTTCACAGGTGAAGTTGATTGTGACTGCTAAGGTGGTGGAGGAGAGTCTTGGCAGCGAATGGGAAAAACCTCGTCGCTCGACAAAGCGCATAGAGATACAAAAGGTTTCCCCGCTCACCAATTCGAATCGACTCAGAGCGAAAAGGGGGAGATAATTGATAGGTGTTTTTGAACGAGTCGGTCGTGCAATCCGACAACGCTTGCTTTCCAAAGAGGAAAAAGTAAAAGAGGCGGCTTCGCTTTCTGCTGAGGTGGAGCTTGGGGATTGGGTGGAGCACTTCTTCAAATCTCCAATCTGGGAGAAGATAATCTGCCCATGGTTGGAGGAAGAAAAAGAAGCCGCAGATATGCGGTTAGAAAATGTTGCCCATGAGATTCCCCAAGATAATGAGGGACACTCGGAGAGGGCAAAAAAGAGATTCATCAAAGAATTTCGATCAATGTTAGAAGAAAAACTAAAACAAAAAGCTGTGGCTCAACAGAAACTGTTGGAGCTACAACTTACTGGAGAAAAAGATGCCAAACGATAATCTCTCTGAAGAAGAGAAACAAGCTCTTCTCGAAGAGGAAGAGCAAAAGAAAAAAGAGGAAGAGGAAGCCCTTCTCGAAGAGGAAGAGGAGAAGAAAAGAGAGGAAGAGGAAGAGGAAGAGGAGAGGAAGAAAAAGGAGTTAGAAGGGCTTTCGAAAGAGGAATTAGACGCTCTCCTGGAAGAGGATGAACTAAACCAACTGAAAGAGTTGGGTTTTCCTCAGTTCAAAACTGTTAAGGAGTTAGCGGAGAACTTCAAGAAGTTCATCGACGAAGACAAGATGACGTTCCCGATAGTCAAAGAGCTTGCCTCTGCGTTTAAGATGACACCACATCAATTTATCAATGCAGTCAAGGATCAAATCAAGGAAAAGACACCTTCTGCTTTATCACCAAAGAAAGCAAAGGGCGAAGAGTATGATGCGAAAGTCAAAGACCTTGAAAGCGAAATTGGCAACATGCGTGTCGAGATGCGGTTTGATGAGTTCCGGCGGATAATGAAGGAAAAAGATATTGACATCGACAGGAGCCTCAAACCAAAACTCATCAAACTTCTCCCTGGGATAGTCAGTGGGATGTCAGCGGATGACATAGAAGATGCTCTGCTCTTTGATGAAGCTTATGATCTTTACCTGTTTAAGCTCTCCAAAGAGAAAAATCCCGAAAAACTCAGGGAGGGATTAAAGCCTTTTGACGCAAAGCGGCTGGCGAAGCTAAGACAGTTGGGAATATCACCGCGCAAGAAAGCAACCAAAGGTGCCACTTCCCAAGATGTCAAAAATTATGGGGAGGGCATAACTAAACTATGAGGAGATAGAAATGCCCCCAACTTATGCAAGTGACTTACTCTCCGGGATAATAAGTGGTCAGACGTTCCCGGAAGGTATGATCATGTTAGAGATACACAAAAAGATCAAATACCACGAAGATGCGGTAGAGATGGGTAAGAGTCTTTTCGCCTTGCAGGGCAAGGAAATATCGAGAAAGCCATCCATTTCTCCGAAGGTCTTTTGTTACGAAAAACAGGCAGAGGGAGAGTTCCTTCAGCTTGCCAGTAGTATTGTTCTGGCTACTACAACCATCACCGTGGATGCCGTAGGTCCCTTGAAGCCGGATGATATAATCCAGATATGGGCTGCGGATTTGTCCGACTTTGAGCAGATACGGGTTCTCACGGTTCCCACGGATACGACTTTTACCTGCACCAGAAATTATGGGACAAGCAGTTTGGGTGTATGGCCGGATGACACCAAGATCAAAATTCAGTTCAATGCTTCCGCAGAAGATAGTTCTCTCCCCACCATAATGAACCGGATACCAAGTGAAGAATACAACGTCGTGACACTGATTCGCACCGCAATCGGTGGGGGATTGTTTTTCACCAGCCAAAAGACCTACACTGGCGATCCCTGGACAGATCAGTTGATAGAGAAATGGATTGACCACTTAAGCGATAAAGTCAACAACGCTCTGTTTGGCGCAAGACATTGGGATACAACCCTCGGCATACCCATAGGAGAGGGACTAATTCCCGCCATAGTTCGCAGGGGCGGGGTTCTCGATCCGATCAACGGGGTTATCACCCTCAAGAGATTCTTGGAGACGATGCGAAGGGCTTTCAAGGTTGGCTCATCCAAAAAGCTCGGATTGTTCTGTCCTATGATGCTTTACGCCCTGGCTGAGTGGAAGAGGGAGAAGGTAATCATCATGAATGAGGACGAATACCTCAACATGAGGGTTAGCAGGTTAGATTTGCCTGGTGGTAAGCAACTAATGATACTACCGGAAAGAAAACTGTCTGGTGATCCTGACGATGCACCAGATAATCTTTTTGGCTCAAGTTTCGTTGTCGCCGATCCCGCCAATATAACCTATATGCCCCTTTTGACCAGCCTGGGAATACTCGACGAGAAGCTTTTGAAGAATAGGCAGTTGCCCGATTCTTTGAGCCGGAAAGAGGAATATATCTCTTGTGCCACGTTCAGGTGGGATGTGATAACATCCCATACTTTTGCCAGTGGGATCACCGGTTACCAGAATTAAACCAGGAGGAGGGTTATGAAGGAAACGAAAAAACAGGAGGAGGAAGAAGAAAAGGCTCTTCTTAAAAAAGAAGATGAGGAGAAAAAAGAAAAGCCCGAAAAGCTGGAGAAGCCAGAAGAGCCAGAGCCCGAGCCCGAAAAGCCGGAAGAGCCGGAGAAGCGTTCGGATGCTGTAACAAAAGTATACAAGCATAACTTTGTGAACTGCCACCTTACCCTGTCTTCACCCGAAGAAACCGGCACCCAGAGTATAGCCATTGTTCTTCAAAAGCCAATAAAGGAGCCGTGGGGATTCTATTCAACGGTTGACGAGAACATCCAGAAACTGATTGAAAAATCCCCCTACTTTGGGAGAAAGTCTGGGTTCAGAATACTTGAATCCTCTGAAGCCGAGGCGAATAAAGGGAAAGCCACAAAAGGTAAGTTGCCCAAGTATAAACCCGGCGTTATGAGTGGGATAAAGTAAAGGCTTGAGACTTGGGATTGGGGGTTAGGGGTTAGCCCCAAGCCCCCAGTCCCAAGAACCTGACTTTAAAATGAACATAACAAAATACATCCAGGACAGTATTTTGGGAGATCCTTCAGAGGTCGTTGCCCGGAAGCTTAACGAACATTTAGAGATCGTCTCAAGGGACGTTTATGACTTCCACAATTGGAGTTGGCTTATAAGATCGGATGAGCTGACTCTTGAGACAAATACGATTGAATATAACCTTTCAGGAAAGGATAAAGATTTATCTAAGGTTGTTGAGATATATTATGGTGAAAACATGGTCAAACTAAAAAGGTATCCTAACATGGATGCTTTTTACAGCCTTGCTTTTGGTCAAATTGTAAGCGAGTCACCGGTTTGTTTTGTGCCAAAGGAAAGAATCAACGACCATACGTGGAGTGCAATCATATACCCATGCACAGGCACCAACCTTGAATCCATAACATACTTTTACAAAAAGACTTTCAGTGCCGGAGATGTTTTCCTTTATCCCAATCCGATGGTTTTTGTCAACGGGATTATGGCTCGTCATCTAACGGGTCAGGCGATCACCATAAAAGATTCCGCTGAACGCATGAGCATAGCTCAGCTTGCCAGGGATTATCTAAGGGAATATTTGTCAGGGAGAGAGCTGATGAGGGAAAATGATTCTCCCGTTACTCATCCAAAAATTAAAATAGATATTTCCACAGAACAGAAACGGCAGTTAAGAACGATGAGAACCTTTCAGGGTTTGCGAAGAAGATAAAAAATGAAAAAGTGTCCTTTTTTGATTTTGCTTTTTGGCTGTTGGCTATTGACTATCACCTATTCGGTTGCCACTCAACTTTTGACTCTATCGGATTTTCGGAGAGCGGCACAGGATCAGTCTGTTCTATCAACTCATCCTTTTTATCCCGACTCTGTGTGGAATAATTGGATCAACGAGGCTTGTGCTGATCTTTCCGGATATGGTATTATTGAAAAGTTAGACACCTTAATTTGGGTTGAGGGAGTCATAAGTTATAGTGCTAACACTGATTTTATCCGGTTAGTTACACTCTTTGCCTTACGACCCGTGGGAAAGCGGGCTTTGACTTTTATTCCAACACCAGACATAGGTAAAGTGCCAGTTACGGATTTTGAGCCTCAAGTTTTTTGGCAGATAGGGAAAGGTGAGAATGCGATAATTGGGTTCTTTCCTCCACCGGTGGTCAAAGATACCTTTCTGGTGATCTATGGGGCTGAGGCGGCTTATATGGATACAGCTACCGATACCACTGACATCCCCTATTGCTATCGACCGCTGATTATCGACTATGTGGTCTATCGAGCACTTCTAAGAGATGGAAAGAGGGGTGCCTCTGATCGTTATTATGATAGCTACATGAAGCGATTGGGGATTAAGCTGAAATTTGAAGGAAAACAATATGATGTTTTTATAGGTCGGCAAGAAATTAAACCTTGACAAAGGAGGAAAAGATGAAACTAAAATTGTGGATTTTGGTTCTGGTGGGCATCTGTTTTTTGTTGCTTTTAGCCAATCAGAGCCAGGCTATAAGTTACACTGAGTTGAAAAAGCAACTTGGATATAGATTGGCACAAAGTTCCCCGGATTTTGAGGATGCCGATTTGCAAGCATGTATTATCATGGGAAGGATAGCGGTATTGAATCATGGACTCAGCGGGACATACGAGATAGGCAGTCGAAAAGTCGTGTTTCCGAATCAACAATTTGTGCCACTATACGATGTAGCTGGCGGTTCTTTGGACATAATGTTCGTAACGTCTGTAATTTTGACAAGTGGTGGTAAACATAGGTCTCTGTTGGAGCATTCCTTGAAAGATTTAGCACACCGTCATCTGGACACCGATGTCCCGCTATCTTATTATTCCTTTTTCCGCCACAAAGATTCAACTTTCATTTCTGTCTATCCGACGTCGGCAAACACGGAAACACTTTATGTCACTATGGTAAAATGTGGTTTTGCTACAACCAACATTATTACTTCGCCTATCTTTGAAGAGGTCTGGCTGGATTATGCTCTTTTCATTGCTTATCTCAGAATAGAAAATTATCAGGCAGCAGCACAGGCTTACAATTCCTATGCTAAAGGAATTGCCATATTGCGAGAGCAACTTTTTAATGTTCAACCAGATGTAACAATTGCACCCAAAATAATCAAATAGGAGGCTGATATGAAAAAGGTATTGATGGTAATGTTTATTTTTGTAATCTACCTGTCTTTAACAAGTCCTGCAATCGCCGTTGAAGGGGCTTCACTTGATGGTCGACTTAAACGGCTTCTCAACGATGAAACGGATCCATTTTTCCCCGATAGCATACGGTGGGATTTTTTGGCAATAGGAATGAAAAAGTGTGCTACGCTATGCGATCAAGTGGGGAATTTTAGGATGGAACATTATGTAGGAGACAGCGCTCGCCTTGCTACTGGTGAAGCTTTTAAAGTTCCTCCATTTGACATCTCTTCTATTTTTTCCTCTGGCACGCCAATTACTAAGATCACGAATATCTGGTTAAAGGATACGACTTATGCCTTGGTGGAAATTAAAGCAAAAGATGTAGCCCAAAAGAAAATTGCTACTTCAGAACCAATCAGATACTGGTATAAACAATACTCGCCAGGTGCAACCGTTAGACTCGGCGTTTATCCGGCACCAATAGAAAGCACAGCTATATGGATTTTTGGTTCTTGCGCACCATTGTGGGCAGACACTTCCTATCTAAACCCTGGCTTTGAAAACGAAGTAGTGCTTTATGCTCTGTATCTCTGCAAACAAAGACAGGGTGAGCACGAGGTGGCTAATTTTATCAAACAAATAGCCATCAACGAAATTCTGGACTTGAAAGCCATCTTGGAGAACCGCCCGGTTGACGTAACCATAGCCAAAGAGGTAGTGCCCAGATGAAATGTATTAAGGTTTTTCTAATGGGACTCATTTTCTTTGTTTTGGGATTCGGTGTTTGGGCGCAGGATATTGACGATGAGGAAGAACAGCAACCAGAACCCGCAAAGATAATTGAGGACAAGATTATCCTGCCCATTCAGCCACCCAAGCCGAAACCTACACCCATAGAAATTCAACCGATAGAGCCGAAGGTTGAATCCAAGCAGAGATTTGTTCCGCCTTCTTTGGTAACTCCGCCTGAAAGGGACTCAGAGCTTGAACCGGCTGGTCAGTTTTGGTTCAAAGAACCCACTCTTTCTCCAGCAACTCCGTCTGAAAGGGAGCAGGGGACTACTCCAACCAGTCAATTTTGGTTCAAACAGCCGACTCCTGTTGTTGCCCCTAATTATCTAAAAGGAGACCAACCACAGGAGCTACGATTTCAAAACCCCAGTCTCATCAGTGCCCCCGCCTATCTAAAAGAAGATCAGCCACAGGGAATTCAGTTTCAGGGTCCGGGTTCTATCAATCCGCCTGACTACTACAAACAAATTCAATCACCGGGTTATCAATTTCAGACACCCAACCCTGTAAATGCTCCCGATTATCATAATCCCTATAATCCCCGGGGCGTATCATTTATACCTTTCAAACAACCCAGTCTTTTAGCTAATGCCCCACCTTCACCTTCAGCTGATTATAGAAACCAGTTGATGAAATTTCGGACACCACGCCAAGTCCAAGGTGCATCATCCCAATATTCGATGGCAATTCTGCAAGATTTTAGGGGTGGTCTTAATCTGGTAGATTTTCCCAACAAGATTGCGGATAACGAGGCAACGGAGCAGCAGAACTTTATCTGGAGTACAGCGGGGAAATTGGAGCCACGTCCAGGGTTTGATAAATATAACACCACTGAATTCGATGCAGGTAAAAGAATCTGGGGACTTCATCCTTACTACACTTCAGATGGTGGTAAGATTCTTTTAGCTGGAGTGAATGGAACGCTATGGGCGGATACAACCTATAATGGTGCTGGGACTTTTGTTTCTGTCAAAACGGGGCTTCAGAGCAACGACAAGTATTATGATTTTGAGACCTTCAAAGGCAAAGCCATTGTAGCGCATGAGGGGGATTATCCGTTTGTTTTAGATGAAGAAATGAATAAACCATTTGAATTTGGATATGCAGAAAAGTTCTCTGGCAACTCACAAACTCATATCGCGTGCACGGTTTATGTTGAAGTTCTGAATGTAAATTGGCGGACAGACCAATGGGCTGGTTATCTTCTTTGTGATGCTCCAAGCACCCATGCAACGGGTGCACAAACTGAACCTTTAATGATTTTTGGCAATACGAATAATGTTCTACTGATTCCCTCGCAATGGGCTTCTGTTGGTCTGGATGAAGCTAACTATATTGTGGGTGCTTTCGATTATGATTCTTTATGGGCAGGAACTACGGATTCAGTTGATAATTCTGTTGTTTGTGTTAATTACATAAGAGACGATTTTACAGGAGCTGATGTAGGGAATGGAGATGGCAGAGTAATAAAAATGACATCAGGTCCTTCAGCGGGAGAAGAAAGAATCATCACATATAATGATTTGGCACAAATTAGAACTCAATATCGCTTTGATAGCTTAACCCTATCGGGAGGAGATGATTTTGTAATACTAAAAAAAGTTTTTTGGCAACCTGAACTTTGTGAAATTTACAAAAATAGACTTTTTTTTGTTACCAAAAATCAATATCCTCAAAGTAGTAAAGAATTTATCGTTTTCTCTGAAGATAACGAACCTACGTATTTTGATCCCGATAATTTTATTCCCATTGGGGGAGGGGGGGACGATAAAGTCACCGCCTTAGCCACCTTCTACGATGACCAGCTTGGCTACAAGGATCGCTCTAGGGATTGTCTGGTAATCTTCAAAGAAAACTCTATCTATAAATTGGTCTGGAACTCTGCCACCGATTATTATTTGGTTCAGGTGACGGAGGGTATCGGATGTGTAGCTCCCCAGTCTGTCGTAAATGTAGAGGGGAAATATATCCTGTTTCTGCATACCACCGGAGTCTACGCTTTTGATGGACGGACGGTGACTTTGGTATCTAAGAAAATTCAGCCGACCATAGAAACGATAAAAGGCTGGCCAATAAAACTTGCGGCGGGTGGTTATTACAAAGATCACTATTATCTTTCTTATCCCGATGGGGGTTATGGGCGATGCAACAAGACCATAGTTTTTAATGTTAAGCTGGTGGCTTGGGCTACAGTAGTGGGTATGAGGGGTAATATTTATGCGGAACAGACCGCTCTTAGTGATACCGTAAAATTACTTTTCAGCGATTGGCAAGATAGAACCCTAATCTATGAATTTGGAGAAGCTACCACAGATACGGGTGAGGCGATTTCTCTGGCTTACAAATCGAAAGCTTTTGACTTCAACTCCATAGCGGACAGGAAAAGGTTCACATACTTTGATCTGGACTATTATTTGACCAGTGGGAACTTCACCACTTATTTCTATACAGATTTTGGGGACAGTCTCAGATACAACAAGACGGTTTCAGAAAGCGGAGGATACCGATATAAACGTCTTCCTTTGGATGCGGATTGTCTGGGGAGGAATTTCTCATTTAAGATAACTTCATCAAGTCATTTAGAGTTAGGTAAAGTGGGATTGAAATTTAAAAAGATAGGAGAGTGATGAGTTATGGGACCTTGGGTAATACCTGCGATTAGTGCGGCGGGATCGGCTATTCAGAGCTATCTGGCTTCAAGAGGGCAAAAAACAGAAAGAGGATTGAGTCCTGAAGCTCAACGTTTTCTTAATATGCTCTACGGCAGATTGGGGAAAGGTGCACCTTCTTATCTAACGAGACCGATTGAAGCAAGATGGGGAGCACGGAAACAGGGCATCAGAGAAAGTCTTGGCGAAGGTTTGGGTCCGGGATCAGGCCTGGAGACCGCCCAACTGATGAGAGCAACGACAGCAGAAGGCAGAGAGATGGGGGAAGCCACTGAAAGACACGAGGCAAGTATATTGAGAGCCATAGCGTCAGTTGTCGGGGGAACGGGACAGCAGACAACTACTATGCCTTTCGATGTAGGACCGCCAGCAGAAGACATAGGTTGGATGCTTTATACGCTTATGCAGGGGAAAAAGGGGAAGGGTGGAGGTTTATCGGGTGGTGGGATGCAATATAGTCCTGGGTTTTTAGGGGGATAATATGGCTGGATCACTTTTACGAGGATGGTTGGGAGCTCAACAATACACTCAGCAACAGGAGGAGCTTGCAGAGGAGAAGAAGAGGGAAAAGTTAGAAGAAACTCTCAGTCAGCTTAATTTAAAACGACTTGGTAGACAAATAGATAGAGAAGCAATGGAATGGGAGCGATCGGAGGCAGAGAGGAACAAAGAAAAACTCTGGGAGGAAGTTGGGCTTCCTCTTAAATTGGCGGAAATGGGACTGAATGTCCGTGAGTTGGGGACAGCAAGAGGATTGCCGCCAGAGGTCACAAAAGTGCTTGAAGACATGGTATACCAAGCAAATTTGCCAGAGGGTCGGAGGGTAGAATATCCGTCTACGGTTGTTGAACCACTCTTTGAATTGCCAAGAAGTTTTACTATGAAGTATGAGGGGCTTGGGGGTGGGGGTAGGGGAAGGGGGATAACCCGATTAACTGAAAGAGAGTGGATTCTTCAAAAAACAGCCAAACCCTTTTCTTCTTACGATCCATCTTCTGATGAAGACTGGGCTGATTTGCAAAGATTGTCAGAGAAAGGTTATTTTGGGAATCCCGAAATAGACAGAATTGAACATGTTGGTAGAAAGCCTTCTGCTACCACTTATTTAAACGAAGCGCAGAAATTAGAGAACCTTCTTGATCCAACGGGGAAATATGACGAGCTTATAGAGTTTTATCGAGACACGGCAGCAATGATGAGGAAGAAACAGAGGGTAACAGGAAAGGAAGAAGAGACAAAAGAAAGTATTTTAACTGCTTTCCAAAATGCTGGAATTAAAAGAATTAACACTGAAGTATTACAGACAGACTATCCTCATTTGACGGAAGAAGATATTGACTGGATTATAAGCGAGCTATAAATATGCCATTTGATCCCCGAAAATATGCTTTAGACGAAAAGCCAACCAGATTTGATCCAGCCAAGTATGCTTTACCCGAAGGACAGTATGAAGAGCCGATAGGGCCGGAGCTTCCAAGATTGGATTTTATGCAAAAAATAAGACAGAAGCTTCCCGCGCTTCCACCGCTTCAAGAAATTGTCGGTGGATTAGCCGAAAGAGGTTTGGAGAAATGGAGAGAGGAAACTGTTCCTACTCCTATATCTGAAGCTAAAACCGGCATGGAGCAACTTGATATAATTTTGGGAAACATCAAAAAGCAAGCTCTTAGCCTTCCTCGATTTCCGATAGATATTGCACAACAGGTAATGTTTACAGAAGAAGGTAAAGCACGGGAGCCTAAAGAGGTTTTGGGTCAAGCTTTGAGAACTGTCACTGATTTCGCTGAATATGGACGGCAGAACTTTGAGAACTACGCTACATATATCAGTCCTCTTTCTTCACCAAAAGCCAGACAGAAAGCAATTGAGCAGATAGCCGAAGATCCGCTGGGTCTATTCTTTACCACGGCAATTCTAAAAGGTGGAATAAGGGGAGGTAAGAAAGTTTATACCGCCGTGAAAGAGATAAAGAGAAGAAAGGGTTTGCCAATTGAAGAGCCTCGGATCGAAGAAGTAAGACCAATAACTGAAATACCGCCGGAAATAGAAATCCCCAAGAAGAAAGTCCCCGGCAAAGCCAAGATGGAGCTTGCCAAAGAGCTAAAGGCTGAGGGCGTGACGGAGGAACCTGCACCAAAAGTAGAAATTAGGCAAATACCTCAGAGATATCCAACATTAAAAGAAAACCCACATGTATCAAAAGAATTAGCTGGGGAACTAAGCGGGGACATGGTTTATGAAATAATAGTTGATGGAATAAAGAAGGGCAAAATTTTTAAGTCACTCAAGTATGATAAATTTCAAGTTACCTCAGAAAGTATCTTGGGAAAATTCAAACCAAAGTTTTTCAAAACCTTAAAGGGGGCACAGGATTTTATTATTAGAAGTAAAGAAAGATATTTGCCAATTGGTGAAGTAGATTTAATGACTGGACAAAGAATAAAAAAAATTCCCCCTGTCAAAAGGGTTGAGGGCGTGACGGAGAAGGCAGCCCCAAAAGAGCCAGAGGTAATAGATCAGGAAACTTATCTTGCTATCCATGGTGCAAGTAGACAAGAAATAGGAGAAGCGGCACTTCATAAAAACATTCCTTATGGTAAGCCCAGACAAAGACTTTTAAAAATTCAACTTGAAAAGGACAGACTATTATTAGAAAAACGGGAACAACTTCGCAAGGAATACAAGCAAAAAGTTGAATCTGGGGAAATACGCCCACCCACCAGAACAGAATCGCTTATTAGGACAGCGAGAGGACATCCAGATAATGAAGCCGTTATGGCGGCAAGGAGACTTTTAGAAAAAAGGGGAATTGATTGGAAAGCTAAGAGCGTGACGGAGAAGCCAGCGGTTAAACTCTCTGAATCCAAGCTTAAGGCTGAAGCCTCCGAGATGTTGGAAGAGGCTGAACTCATTCGACCCCCAAGTGTAAGGAAGGGACCAAGGGCTTATGGTGTGCAGGTTGCCTACGATCCAGCCACTACTCCTGACT